TCGCATTTTGGATCCTGCAGATTTTCCAAAAGTTTGGAATGACTCATTCTTAAAGCAATATTTAACTGCTATGATTAAAAAGCAGTGGGGTCAAAATATGATTAAGTTCCAAGGAGTTAAACTTCCTGGAGGTGTTGAATTGAATGGAAGACAAATATATGAAGATGCAATTAATGAACTTGCAGATATTAAATCTAGAATGTCTTCTGATTATGAATTGCCACCTTTAGATATGGTAGGATAATATGGCATTAAATCCATATTTTATACAAGGAAATAGAGGAGAACAAAGACTTCTTCAAGATCTCATTAATGAGCAGTTGAGGATGTATGGAGTCAATATTGGGTATTTGCCAAGATCATATGCTATTGAAGATGGAGTTATTCAAGAAAATATTCTAGCACGTTTTAATGATAATTACTACATGGAGGCTTATGTAAATACTTGGGGAGGTTTTGGTGGCGGCGGAGATTTGCTATCAAAGTTTGGTGTTCAGGGAAATGATGATTTATCTTTAATTATTTCTAGAGAAAAATTTGAAGATTTTATTTCGCCATTTATTGAAGCAGAACTTGTAGAAGAAAATTTAAAAATTAGTAACAGACCTAAAGAAGGTGACTTAATTTATTTTCCTTTAACAGATACTTTATTTGAAGTAAAATTTATAGAGCATGAAGTAGAATTTTATCAATTAAATGGATTATATGTTTATGAATTAAAATGTGAGCCATTCAAATTTGAAGATGAAGTTATTGATACTGGCGCATATGACGTTGACACTTCAGTAGCCGATAAAGGTATTGATGCAATATTAACATTAGTTGGAACTGCAAACACAGCTGGTGCAGGAACAACAGTAATACCTTTCGGAGCAGTTCAAAAAGTTAATTTGGTTAATGATGGTTGGGGTTATACTAGCACTCCAACTGTCACATTCTCAGCTGCTCCTGCAGGAGGAAGAACTGCTACTGCGGTAGCAATTACTACAAGTAAATCGATAGTTGGATATACAACCAGTCTTTCTATTGAAAGAATTGTTCTTACAAATCCTGGTGGCGGATATACTGTTGCTCCAACAATTACAATTAGTGGTGGTGGAGGATCTGGAGGAATAGCAACGGCTTCTCTTGGAAATGGAACAATTTCAAATATTCAAATTAATAATGCTGGATCAAACTATTCAAGAAAACCCACAATTACTATTTCATCTCCATCAGGAGCTGGAACTACAGCTACTGCAGAAGTTTTTATTACAAACGGAAGCGTGTCAAACATATATGTAACAAACGCAGGATCTGGATATACGTCAACACCAACTATAACACTGTCTCATCCTGGAGTTGGAACAGGAAATTACTTATACAATGAAGTAATCACTGGAGAAACATCAGGGACACAAGCTATTGTTAAAAATTGGGATGCTAAGGATAGGCAATTAAAAGTATACAGACTGTCTGGCAAATTTACTCCTGGAGAGGTTATCGTTGGATCTGCTGGAACTTATCATACTGGTATTGGTTCTACTGGCAGATATATATTTAAATCTGCAAATTATTTTGTAGATGAAGATTTATATGCTCAGAATACTCAGATAGAAAACGAAGCTGATACATTTTTAGATTTTTCTGAGACTAATCCATTTGGAGAATACTGATGTTAGGAAATTATTTTTACCACGGAATTATTAGAAAAACCATTATTGGTTTTGGTACATTATTTAATAACATCGAAATCAGAAAAGTAGATTCAAATGGTAGCGTTGCTTCTGTTATGAAAGTTCCCATTGCGTATGGGCCAATTCAAAAATTCTTAGCAAGAATAAATCAACAGCCAGATCTTAGTAAAAAACAAACAATTACTCTACCTAGAATATCATTTGAAATGCGAGGAATTTCTTATGATCCTTCTAGAAAAGGTTCAGTAACACAAACCTTTAAAGCGGTAACAGATAATGCTAGATTACAAAAAGTTTTTTTACCAGTTCCATATAATATAAATTTTCAATTAGCTATCATGTCTAAAACACAAGAAGACATGCTGCAAATTGTAGAGCAAATTTTGCCATTTTTTCAACCAGCTTTTAATATCACTATAGACTTAATAGAAACTATTGGAGAAACTAGAGATATACCAATTATATTAGATTCTGTTAGTCCACCAGATGATAAGTATGAAGGTGGGTTTGATGAAACAAGGGTCATCATATATACTTTAAACTTCACTGCAAAAACTTCTCTGTTTGGTCCAATTGTTGATTCTACAGATAAGTTAATTAAAAAAGTTCAAATTGATTATCACGGAAATACAAACACATCAGCAAAGCGAGAAGTTCGTTATACAGCTACTCCAAAAGCTTTACAAGATTATAATGATGATGGTGTCATAAATGCTGCCGATGATGTTCTTGTAGAACCTGGAGATGATTTTGGATTTAATGAAGAAGTATCTTTCTTCCAAGATTTCAAAACTTATAGTCCATCACAACACCAAGATTTAAACTTATAATATATGAATTCCTTCGATAAAATTGATAAGATCCTAAACATTGAATCTGAGGTATCTTCTTCGGAAATTGTTTCTGTGGAAAAACCAGAAATAACTCAACCAGATGAACCAAAAAAAGATTACGAATATACTAGGGGTCAATTGTATTCTTTGATTGAAAAAGGTCAAGAAGCTGTTGATGGAATTTTAGAAGTTGCTACTAGTACAGATCATCCGAGAGCATATGAAGTTGCTGGTCAATTAATTAAGAGTGTTGCGGATGTAACTGATAAATTGATTGATCTTCAAAAGAAAATGAAAGATCTAGATGCAAAGTATAACGGCCCAACGACCGTCAATAATTCTTTATTTGTAGGATCTACTGCAGAATTATCAAAATTAATTAAGCAAGGTCTTCTAAATAGTAAAGAAGAAAAATAAAAATAATGCAAGAGCAATTAAAGCCAGCAAAAACATTATCACAAATTGCAAAAGATGGCAATGTTTCTGTTGCTGCGATTAAAAAGCAGATTGCTATGGGAACAAAAGTAGAGGGTGAGCACACAACTAATAAAGCTATAGCAACAAAAATTGCTAAGCAACATGTAGACGAACTTCCAGATTACTACACTAGGCTAAAAAAAATGGAAAAGAAAAAAATTACTGAAGAACATAAAGAAATTGCATCTGGCAAGATCAAAGACGAAGAAGGCTATATGGCGAATGTTGAGTTTGATCAAATTGAAAGATCAATTAACATTTTAAGAAAATTGGTTAAAAAATCAAATCAACAAATTCCTGCATGGGTTCAATCTAAAATTACTAGAGCTGCTGATTTTATTGATACTGCTGCTGATTATATGCAAAGTGATGATAGTGTAACAGAATCAGTTAAAAGAATTCAAACATCTGGTCAATTGTATACTATTATGCTTAATTTTTTAAGCAAAGTTTATACTATCAAGATGTACTTTCCATCTCCACAAGTTCCATCTCGGGAAGAAGTTAATAGTGCAATACAAAAAGTTTATCCAGGAGCAAAAGTTCTTGCATATTATCCTTGCATGACTAGTGCTAATTCTGGATATGTGATTGCTAGCGAACAGTCAAATCCCAGTTTTGATATCACGCATTCAATGGCTGATATTAGGAAGGCTGAAAGAGCTAAAAAAATTGCTGGTTTAGCCCAAAGAGGTGTTGGTGGAGAACAACAAAATGCTGCACGTAGAGGTATTTCTTTACCTCCTCTTAAACTAGCTGACGAATTTATTCCTGAAGATGCTTGCAATACTACTTTAGATACCCCAGAAAAGCGTCGTAAAAATTATCTTTTAAATATTGGTGTGATTGGTGAAAGTGCTGCTTGGACTCGCAAAGAAGGTAAAAATAAAAAAGGTGGACTTAATGAAAAAGGTCGTAAGTCTTATGAGCGTGAGAATCCTGGAAGTGATCTCAAAGCACCATCAAAGAAAGTTGGCAACCCTCGTAGAGCATCATTTTGTGCTCGTATGAGGGGCATGAAAAACAACTTAACTTCAAAGAAAACTGCTAGTGATCCAAATAGCAGAATCAATAAGTCCCTTAGAGCTTGGAACTGCTGATATGAAAAGCTTCAATCAATTTCTTTCAGAAAACGTCACGATTAACGGTGACTTTAATGGAACCTTAAATATTGGTGGGCAGCCAGAGCCACAACAAGTTGGTGAAGAATTTATTGCCGATCTTGTTTGGAAGGGACAATTCTACAGAATGGAAATGACATCTAAGAATGGAATTCCATCTAGAGAACAATTAGGTGAACATTTGCAAAGAGAATATCCTGGTGTAATTGTTCAGCAAATTTATCCAGTTCAAGAACAAGATAATAGTATTAATATTAAAGATTCTAAAAAATATCACTATGCAAAATTAGATTGGGTTTAATTTATGGCTATTTGGAATAAAAAGACTCAAGATTTTTTAGATCAAGAAAGAAGTCTCTTTGAGGTTTATAATATCGCAGACCACTGGGGTAACCAGACAGACTGGAGACCTCAGTTTACCAACAACAACAGATTCAAAATATCTCCATACCAAACAGTATTCTTTAACACCTTCCAGTATGGTAAAGAGACTGATGTATGGGATGAAAGAGTAGTTGGAGTTGGAACTGCAACATTTAATGCAAATGCCAGTAATATTGTAATGCAAGTTGGATCTACTACAGGAAGCAAAGTTATTCGTCAAACCAAGAATGTGATGAGATACATTCCTGGTAGAGGTGCAACTCTTGCATTTGCAATTCGTCTTGAACAACCACAAGTAGGTATTCGCAGAAGATTTGGATTGTTTGATGAAAATAATGGTGTTTATTTTGAGGATGATGGGGGAACATATTCTTATGTGCTCCGTAGTAGTGTAACTGGAATTGTTACAGAAACCAGAGTATACAGAGATGAATGGAATGGTGAAAAGTTTGATGGTAATGGGTGGACTGGAGTAACTGCAGATCCAACAAAACAACAAATGATTTCCATC